AGAAAGGCGCGAACAACGACATCACCTCGCTCTCGGGTATTACGGGCGCGATCTCCGAACCCGATTCGATTCAATTTGACGTTGACGCAGGGATAACCGTCACCGAAGGTCAGATAGCCTGGAATCAGGACTATTCGACGATAGACGTCGGCATGAACGGCGGCGATGTCATTCAGCACGTTGGCTATAACTCGTTTTATCGGATCAAGGCATCGGCAGCGATTAGCAAGGGTCAGTTGGTTATGTTCACAGGTGCGGTTGGTGCATCTGGCGTACTGACTGGCGCACCGGCAACTGGAATATCTAGCGGTTTGCTCATTATGGGCATTGCCGCGAAAGATATGGCAAACAATGAATTTGGCGAAGTCACCGCATTTGGTTTAGTTCGCGGGTTCAATACAACTGGCTCATCTGTTGGCGAGACTTGGGCAGATGGCGACATCCTTTACTACAACTCAAGCGTAGCGGGCGGGCTGACTAAAACTTTGCCAACTGCGCCGACGCCGGTCGTTGTGGTCGCATCGGTTGTTAATGCCGGTTCGGGCGGCTCGGGTTCGCTTTTTGTTCGCCCGACCTTTGAGCCTAAACTGGGCGAGTTGTCCGACGTTGCTGCCGCATCGCCCTCGTCAGGATCAACGCTGATTTATGACGCTGTGCAAGGTCGTTGGGAATCAGCAACGCTTACCGCAGGGACAGGCGTCACGATTACCAATGCGGCGGGAGCGATTACGATTGCCGCTCCAGAGAACGGCACGGTCACTAGCGTAGCGACGGGAACTGGTCTGACAGGTGGCCCGATTACCTCGACGGGAACGATCAGCCTTGCCAATACCGCAGTCAGCGCCGGGTCGTATGGCTCTGCTTCACAGGTTCCGACTTACACGGTAGACGCACAAGGTCGCCTGACAGCGGCAAGCAATACTGCAATCAGCATCGCTAATACCGCAGTCTCAGGACTCGGCACGATGTCCACGCAGAACGCCAACTCGGTGAGCATTAGCGGCGGCTCTGTCTCTGGTATTACCGATCTTGCTGTGGCTGACGGCGGCACAGGTGCGAGCGATGCGCCTACCGCGAGAACAAACCTAGGTGCAGTTGGAACTGGCCTGACGATCTCGGCGGGTACTGGCTTGACGGGCGGCGGCGATTTGTCGGCTAACCGCACCATCTCGCTTGCGAATACCGCCGTGACTGCTGCCTCTTACGGGTCTGCCTCACAAGTGCCTACCTTCACGGTAGACGCTCAAGGGAGACTAACGGCTGCGAGCAATACAGCCATCTCGATTGCCAATACTGCCGTGAGCGGTCTTGGCACGATGTCTACGCAGAACGCAAGCAGCGTCTCGATCTCGGGCGGCAGCATCACAGGCATTACCGATCTTGCGGTTGCCGATGGCGGTACGGGAGCAAGCACGGCATCAGATGCTAGAACCAATCTCCTGCCGTCGTATTCCGCAAATGCCGGAAAGGTTCTTGCGGTCAATGTCGGCGGCACAGATGTTGAGTGGGTTGCAGCGGGTGGCGTTGGTACGGTTACGAGCATCACCGCCGGAACGGGCTTAAATGGCGGCACGATCACCTCTAGCGGAACGATTGATTTAGCCAACACCGCTGTAACGGCGGCTTCCTATGGCTCGGCAAGCGCGGTGGCGACCTTTACGGTAGACGCGCAGGGACGGCTAACCGCTGCATCGAATACGAACATCGCAATCGCTAACACGGCAGTTTCTGGCCTTGGCACGATGTCAACGCAAAACGCCAACGCAGTTGCGATTACCGGAGGCGACATCGGTGCGGTCAGTTATCAACCCGCTGCAAGCGCGACTCCTGCCGATAACGGCGACATGGTTTTTGAGTTAACCGATAACAGCACTCTGACGATTAAGGTCAAAGGCAGCGACGGCACGGTTCGTGTTGTAGCATTGACTCTGACCACTACGGCAGAGTCGTTCTTGAGGTTGGAATAATGGCCGTTGATCTAAAACCAACAGAGGCAATGGCAGCGGAAGCCGAGCGCGGACTTGCTTGGCGAGAGGAGTTCGGGCGCGGCGGCACAGAAGTAGGTGTTGCTCGTGCGCGAGACCTAAAGAATCGAGCGAATCTCTCGCCCGAAACAGTCCGAAGGATGGTGAGTTACTTTGCAAGACACGAAGTTGACAAACAAGGCGAAGGTTTCTCGCCCGGTGAGAAAGGCTATCCGAGTGCGGGACGCATCGCGTGGGCGCTCTGGGGTGGTGATCCCGGCAAAAGTTGGGCTAATCGAAAGAGCGAAGAATTGGATCGAGAAAGTGAGGGCAGAACTATGGACGAGATAGAAAAGCGGCACATCATTGGTGTCATCGAAACCGACGATGCCCTCGTTGTGACCTTTGCAAAGGATATGCACGAAGCAGAGGAATCCGAGGACGTTGAAAGCGCAGAGGAAGCGGTTGAGTCCGAAATGGAAGATGCCATGATGGATGACGGCGAGGAACTCTACGCAGAAGGCGAGCGTCCTTTAGACCCGAGCGGTAAAGAACCGTGGGAGGAAGGATACAACCTCGCTCGCAAAGGGCCAACCGAGCGTGTATTCCGTTCGGCGGTATTCGAGCGTCAAACAATTATGGAAGATCAGCGTCGTGCGACGTTGGCTTTCTCTAGCGAAATGGAAGTTGATCGTGGGTGGGGCATCGAGGTTCTCGATCACTCGCCCAGTTCAATCGACATGGAGTTTATTGGCAGCGGTCGTGCGCCGCTGTTAGTAGATCACGAGATGACCGATCAGGTCGGAGTCGTGGAGCAGATCAGCCTCGGATCGGATCGCGTGGCGCGAGCCGTAGTGCGCTTTGGGAAAAGTGCGCGAGCCGAGGAAATCTGGCAAGACGTAAAGGATGGCATACGATCAAACGTATCTGTCGGCTACGTTATCAGCGAGATGGTTTCAGGCGGTAAGAAGGGAGACCGGGAGGTTTTCCGTGCTACTCGTTGGATGCCCCTCGAAATTAGCATTGTGTCAATCCCGGCAGATACGAGCGTCGGTGTAGGTCGGGCAATGCCCACCGAATCGGCTCCTGTTGCCGAACCCATCATTATTGTTAAGGAGAATTCCAAAATGGAAAACATTGATAGCGTTAAGGTCGAGCGCGAGCGCGTTGCGGCCATCATGGACTTGGCGACCCGTCACGGTCAGCGCGAGTTCGGCGATCAGGCCATCCGCGAGGGTGCGTCGATTGAGCAGTTCCGTGGCGCGTTGCTCGACAAAGTGGCCTCCAAGCCGCTCGCTCTTGACAACGAAGTCGGTCTGACGGAGCAGGAAGTGCGTTCGTTCTCGTTCGTGAAGGCGATTCGTGCCTTGGCGAACCCGCAGGATCGTGCCGCGCAGGAAGCCGCTCGTTTCGAGTTTGAGGTTTCCGAGGCTGCTGCGAAGAAGGAAGGCCGCACCTCGCGTGGTCTGTTGGTTCCGGTAGACGTTCTCTACAAGCGCGACATCACGACTTCGACTGCCTCTGGCACGGCGAAGGGTGGCAACCTTGTGGCGACCGATCTTCTCGCCTCGTCGTTCATCGACGTTCTGCGTAACAAGATGGTGCTGAACCAGTTGGGCGCGCAGTTCCTCACGGGCTTGAACGGCAACGTGGCGATCCCGCGTAAGACTGCCGCCTCTGCTGCCTACTGGGTTGCCGAGAACACCGCCCCGACGGAGAGCAGCAATGCTCCGGCGTTTGATCAGGTCACGATGTCGCCGAAGACCCTCGGCGCGTATGTGGACATCAGCCGTCGCTTGATGCTGCAATCTTCGCTCGACATCGAGAACCTCGTTCGCAATGACTTGGCCTCCTCGATTGCCGTTGCGATGGACGGTGCTGCCGTTGCCGGTTCCGGCACGAACAAGCCGACTGGCGTGTTGAACACCTCGGGCATTGGCTCGGTGACTCTCGGCACGAACGGCGGTGCGCCGACTTGGGCGATGGTGACAAACCTTGTTAAGGAAGTCGAAATCGACAACGCCTTGACGGGTACGGCTGCGTTCTTGACCAACGGTCAGGTGAAGGCGAAGTTGTCCAACACTCCGAAACAGACTTCGGGCGTGGAAGGTAACTTCATCCTCGGCGCGGATGTCAACAACCTCTACGGCTACCCGATTGTCGTTTCGCAGCAGATGCCGTCCAACCTCTCAAAGGGTTCGGGCAGCAACCTGTCGGCGATGATCTTCGGCGTGTGGAGCGAGTTGCTCATCGGCCAATGGTCAGGCATCGACATCCTCGTCGATCAGTACACGGGCAGCAATGCCGGTACGGTTCGCGTTGTGGCTTTCCACGACTGCGACTTCGCCGTCCGCCACCCCGAGTCGTTCGCCGAGTGCAACGAGATCGTCACGGTCTGATGTGATTGATCTGGCCGCATTGAGTGGCCGTCACCGGGGGCAGCGTTGTGCTGTCCTCGGTGGCGCACCCTCCTTGGTGGATGACATCAAGGCGGTGCGGCCTATGCTGCTGCGGGAGGGCGTGTGGATTGGAGTCAATCAGCACGCTCTCCTGCTCTCTCTCGATTACATTGTTTATCAAGACAAAGAACTGTGGCCGATCCTCAAGGGTCACGCTCCGGTGATTTCGCATCACAAAGAGGCTTGCGATATTTGGTCAGGCATCTGCCCTGACTTCGGATTCTCTGGCGGCACAGCGGTGTGGATCGCCGAGTATCTAGGCTTCGATGAGATTTACATTTGCGGTTGCGATAACTACATGACCAACCGTAGATACTGGCACAGCAAATTAGGTGACCTTCGCGTCGAGGATGGAATCTCTAACATCCAAGCGTGGGTCAAGGTTCGGGACTACATGAAAGAACCCGACCGAGTACGAGTTGCATCTGGTTGTCTCACACAGGTATTCAAAGGCTTATGAAAGTCGAGATGATTCGCTCCCGCCTCTACAACGGCAAGACCCTAGAGCGCGGTCGTGTAGTTGACGTTGACGATACGTTCGGCAAGTGGCTGATCGGTCGCGGCATGGCACAGAAGTATCACGCCCCTTTTTTTACAGAGGCTCCGAAACGTGGAAGACCGCGAAAAGGAGATTGAAAAATACCGCTCGGTCTATTCTCGATATGCTCACTACGGGATGAGCGATGATCGACGAGACCCTGTATTAAACGCATTGAGAGGACTTTCTGGGTCATTTCTCGATGTGTCTTGCGGCAGGGGTGAGTTGATGCAAGCCGCCGCCAATATGGGCTTTAAGCCAGTTACAGGCACGGAGGCTGTGCCGGAACTCTGTGGGTTCGGTGTAGAGCAAGCCGTCATCACCGATCTGCCCTTTGATGACAAGGCTTTCGATGTAGTGACTTGCATCGACGTAATCGAACACGTTTTGGAGCCGGACATTGTGCCGGGGCTATTGGAACTTGAGCGAGTCTGTAAAGGGACGCTGATCATCGCGGCGGCTGACTATCCGACCTATTGGGACGGGGTAAACCTACACCCATCGGCTCGACCGTATTCGGCATGGCACGAACTCTTTTGCAGAACATTCAGCGGCAAGGTCAAGCGATTAGGCGCGACCTCGACTAGCGAGATGTGGGGCATCACCTATGGCGGTCTATAACTCGACAGACGTATTTGCTCTGTTCTCCGATGCCGCTGTGGGCGTGATCTATAAGCGCGGCAAAAAGCGATTCGATGTTCGTGGGATTCTCGACTCGCCTTATCAGGGCGTGAATGTTGCCGAGGTTGAATTCGCCTCTGACCGCATCACGTTAACTCTGCCAACTGCTGCTCTGCCAACAGGTGCAGCCGAAGGTGATGTGATTATTCAAGACTGCAACGCCTATATCGTGCGCGAGATGCAACCCGATGGCACAGGCGTAACGGTTCTCGTGCTTGAAGAAACGACCGATCTGGAGGAGCCGACGTAATGTTTGAATCCTCGTTTGATCGGGCGTCTATGTTTGCTGCCTCCGATTGGGGATCGGCGGCAATTTACAAAAGTCAGGGGAAGCGGTTTCCTATCGTCGGCATCTTCGACCGCGATTACCAGATGGTCGATATTGCCGAGGTCGGATTCTCTAGCAGCACTCCGATCTTTACGATCCAGACCGCTGCTCTACCTTGCCGTCCTCTGATTGGCGATATGCTCTATATCGGAGCGGACGGATATACGGTTCGCAACTTCAAGGCTGACGGCACAGGCGTGACCGTACTGACGCTTGAGGTGCAGACGAAACTAGAGATCGCAACCGAGAACAATCTGCTGCTGCAAGATGGCGCAAATATGCTCCTCGAAAGCGGTGGCTTCATCTTGCTAGAGGTCAATAATCCCTAATGGCACACGCTCGCAAACAAGTGCGCGATGCGGTGGTGACGGTACTAACCACCGCTGCTGTCGCTGACACGATTTCCAAGTCTCGCGTTTATCCTATTCCGGCTAACACCGTCTCGATGGCGTTGGTCTATACCAACTCGGAGACGATACCGCAGACCACGCTGACCTATCCTCGCAAGTTTGAGCGAGAGATGACGCTCGTTATTGAGTGCGTGGCGAGAGACTCTGATTATTTAGATGACCGACTCGACCGATTATGCGAGTCCGTCGAAAACGCTATCGGAGCGGACAATACGCTCGGCAGCGTAGTGAAAGATTGCGTGTTGACTGATACGCAAATCTCGCTCGACTTCAGCGGGGATGCCCCGATTGGGTCGGCGAGGATGCAGTTCCGCGTGTCATACCGGACTGCCGAGACTGACGCAGGAACTATCATTTCTTAAGGAGACTAAACAATGGCAAGTCATCATGGATCAGAGGGCGTTGTTCGAGTTGGCGCAAACGCTGTTTTGGAAGTGACGGGATTTTCGTTTACCGAAACCGCCGAATATGCCGAGGATACTACTCTTTCGGACACTAGCAAGTCATATAACGTCACGGCGATCAAGTCGTGGAACGGTAGCATCACCTGTTTTTGGGATGAGGAAGATACTACTGGGCAAGTTGCTCTTGCCCCGGGCGCAAACGTCTCTCTCGTTCTTGCTCCCGAGGGCGTGGCTGCTGGCGATACTCGCTACAGCGGGAACGCTCTTGTGACCGAGATCACCCGCAACGTACAGCGTGGTGCGATTACGGAGATCACCTTTAACTTCATCGGCAACGGTACGCTCACCGCCGCCACTTCTTGATATAGCGAGGACTTATGAACTGGAAAGAACAGGCGAAATCGCAATTCGCTGAACGGCGCAAGCCCGATACGTTGATTGCGATACCTGTCCCGGCTTGGAACACCACCGTGTATTTCTGGCCGGACATGACGCTCGCAGAGCGCCGTGAAATCTTCATGCTAGCAAAGCAGAAAGGCGAGGAAACTATCCTCGACCTTGAAGCAATGGCCGTTACTCTCATCGTGCGAGCGAGAGATAAGGACGGCAAACGGCTATTCAATAAAGCCGAACGCATGGAATTGATGAACGACTACGACCCCGAGGTTATCACCGAGATCGTAGCGGCCATGAATTCTCCAGTTCCGACATTGGAGCAAGCCGAGGGAAACTGATCGAGGACGGACATCT